TAATACCGCCGTGGACACGTATTTGATTTTTTCCAACACTTTCGGGTGTTCGCTTAACACTTCCCACACGTCACCGGAAATCGCACACACGTTTGGTTTGCGACCGGTGGTGCGCTTAATTGCGCGGATACCGGCTTTAATCACACCAACTGGGTCAGAATTCGGATCAGTGAATTGAGAAGTACCACTCAAAGTCACTTTGTTGGTTTGGTCGTAGTTCGCTTCATCTAAAGCCAAACCGGCACAATATTTTTCACGACCGAGCGCAATCACATCTTGCGTCACACCGGTTGCATATTGACGTAATGGATACACACCTTCGGTTTCGTTCACTTCACGGATGTCAATCGGATATTCGATGTCGTTTTCTTCTAAAACAACGGTCAAAGATCCAATGTCTTCCGGTGTTAAACGGTTAGATGCCGCGCGGAGTTCACGTTTGGTGGTTTGTAAACGGAAAGCCAAACGACCGAATGTCGGAATTTTTCCGCCTTCTTTTTGCGTTTCGGCAACCGGGAATAACACTTCTGAAATCATGTTGGCGTTGTAATAGCCTTGCGCGAGTTCGGTTAATACTGGGTCAACAACGCGTTGTTTTGGTAAATCAGTCATTGATTTGCTCCTTTATTGATTGACTGCGTTAAATGCGGCCACATAGCCCACATTGTGTTTTTTCATGTAAGCACGGACTTTTTTGTCCATGTCGATGGCGTCAGCTGACGTGCCTTCGGCATATTGAACCGTGCCGTCTTCTGCGCCTGAGGCTTTGTCTTTGGTTGCCACTTCGGTAAATTCGACCACTTTCGGTTGAGCTTCCAAAAAGGCTTTGATTTTGCCGTGTAGGCTTTCACCTTCACTGAACTCAACCACACCACCTGCGGCAGTTGTCGAGCCGTAATTCAATAAATCGATGGCTTGTTGTTTTGCCACCGGGGCAAGTTTGCCCGCTTTCACGAGACTTTCGGCAAAGTCGGCATTGTCGGCTTTGGCTTGATTCAGTAATGCATCAGCTTTTTCGGCTTTCAACTTTTCGTTTTCTGCCTTGAGCTGTTCAATTTCTTCAGCTGTCATTTCGGTTTCTCCTTCGGTTGATTGAGGGTTTTCTGAAGTTGGGTTCGGTTCATTGAAGTGAGATATGCCCATTTCGTCTTTTTGATACCGTTTTAAATCGTTACGAATGGATTCTTCCTGCACGCTTGCCACTAAATAATCCGGCACGGCTTTATCCGCTTCTTCCTGTCCGTGCGTGCCGATAATCCAATCCCGCAATCGTCGCCAAAGGCTTGCTTCCGCCCAATCGGAAAAATCCACCACGCCTTGTTCGTTGTCGGCGAATTCCGGATTGCGCAAACCTTTTACTGCCGGCGGCATTGCACCTAAAAAGCCGACATGGCGTAGATACAAGTTACCTGGGCAAGGATTGTTCGGGCTGTCGGCAAGATAGAAAGAGGAAGAAATTTTCTTGAAGCGGCCTTTTTCAACCATCTCTGCAAATTCTGGGTCGATTTGGTCGAATTCGGCTTTAAGTACATCGCCATCCAGTTCAAGACGTTTTACCCAACCATAAGCGGGCGCATTGTGTTTAGGGTGTCCAATAACGGCTGGGGATTCGTGAAAATTGATGTTGTAGGCATCAACGGCTTGTTGCAAATCGGCTGTAGTGATTTCCACTTCTACGCCATTTGCGTCGGTGCGTTTGCCTGCTTTGAAAATTTCGATTAGTTGCATAAGGTATCCTCGTTTGAATACCGTTAGCATAGAGGGAAAAGAGGAGTTTGGATTTTAAACTGCTTTAAAGTTTTTGAAGGGGAATTTTAGGCTAAAAGCAAATTACACTTTATCTTGAAATTTAAAACGCTTTAAATGCGGTTCAAATCGCCTAAATTCGATTTAAATTTTTTGAGACGATAAATCGATTATTTTTAGATTTAAACGTCACAGCGCGAATTTGTGGCGTTATTTTGATTTTTAGGATTTATTTCAAATTTTGGTTAATTTGATGTTGCAAAAGTGCGGTGGCTTTTTTTAGAAGTTTTTGTTCGTCTTGAGCATTCACTCCTAACCATGGACGCGCAGGAATTTTCACTTTCTTACCGCGGCCAGCATTACCACCAAATTGGTGCAAACGGGCATACTTTGCGTCACTGCCGAACTCCACCCCTTTGTCATCGTAATTATACGCCGTACGATCTGCAAGGTAGCCATCTTGCCGTAAAATCTTTGTACTTTTACCACGCTTTGCTTTCAACGCCTTAGTTCTTGGTGAAAGTGCTTGCCAGCGTTTACCGGTTGGCTCAACTTCCGCTTCAAAGCGTGCCGCATGAATTTTCTTCAAGGTTTCACCCAGCAAGCCATAAAGTTTGCGCGGGTGTTGCAGTTGGCTCGCGATGCCGGTGAGCTTCTGAATTGCCTGATTGTCGTTAAGGGTGATCTTTAACATAGGTTTCCTCTTGCTTTAAATTCCGCGCGGGCGTATAGTGATCTTGCGGTGGGGGTTTCCTACTGGAAAGGTTGCTTGGCATAAGCCCGCATTATCCTGTTCGAATCAGGCAAACCACCGCAATAATCACAATTCTCCATATAACACTTCAAAACGTCCTAACGCGCTTAAATCTTCTAAACGACTTGCTGTTCTGACCATGTTCAATTTATGTGGTAATTTCTTACCGCTCAACACGTCTTTTAGCTTGATTTCATAGTCCATTTTAACCGCCACTTTACCTTGTTCGGTTTCATAGATGAATAACAGGGTCGGTTGTTTTTGCTGGTCGTCCAATAAAATCGCCTTCGGATGGCGTAGCTTTTCTGGCAACTGCTCCCAAAATTCTACAGGCAGGCTGATTCCCTTGGCTTGTTTGCTGTCGCGTAGTGCATGCAATACGTCATCATCACGCACCGCAATCACCGCACTTTGTGGGGCTTTATCCAAATTGTCTAATTTGGTGATCACGTTTTCCGGAATCACGCCCACGTATTTCATGTTGCCACGTGCGATTTTTTGCGTACTTACGGTATCCACCATGTCTTTCATCGCGCCGTTTAACAACACCATGGCTTTCGGATTTTTCAGCACGTCATCAATCAACAGGCTGGCTAAGTGCGGTTCTGCTGTCGTCATTTTTTGCAACAACAGCTTGTCCACATCCACATCACGAGATTGCGTTAGGCGTTCAAAGTTATACGGTGCAAAACCTACATCATAACCTTTTGGCACACGCACCGTGCGAGGATTACCGGAACGCACGCCCACCAGTTTTTCTTCCCATTCGATTTCAGGTGATTGGCTCACGGTTTTACCCATTTCCGCTAAATCGTCTTCATCATGCGCCGATACGGTGCAATGGCAACCGTAGGCTTTGATTGGGTAGTAGTAACGCCAGAACGGATCAGTCGCCGGTAAAATCGTGCCGTCTAAATCGATATGTTCTTGGCGCGGATGGGCGTTGTCGTGGTGGTGATATTCCCAATAAGGCAATACATCCGCCAAGTCTAAGTGTTGTTTTAAACGCCCACGGTTATATGCACCATAAATGTTGGTGTCGTAAATAATCCGTGTGCGCCAGTTGCGACCTCCGTTATATTGCCAGCCGGTATTTGCCACAATCTCGTCAAAGCGCTTACGGAAACCTTCAAGGGTTTCACCGTTTTGAATCGCTTCATCCACCGCTTCGCGAAACGCTGTAAGCACTTCGTTACGATTCGCCCCGGCGACCATGAAGAAATAATCATGTTCTTCGCCCAGCACGTCTAAATAACTGTTGGTCGGTAAATTGAGTTTCTTCTCAAAATATTTGACCTGCTCTTCAAAAGTGAACTTGCTCATTATTTGCGCTCATCTTCTACGGATTGACGACCGGCAAAATGCGCGGTAGTTGATGCCCACGCCATCACCTTGCCATATTCGGCGAAACTCAATTCAGGAATTAAACTGTCGAGCTGATGACGGAAGTCTTCCAGGCTTTCCGCCTGTGAAAGTTGGTCTTTGATGGTTTGTAGCCATTCCTCCACGAACGGTTCGGCTTCGACTTCCAACTGCTCACCAATGCTGTCCACGATAGATTTCGGTATTGGTTCGGAAAAATCTACCTTAGCCGCCCCCCTCTTTTGTAAAGATAGGTTAGGGGAGATTTCTTGCACCACAATGTCACCTTCTTCAAAACCATAGGTGCGCATTAAATATTGCTCGGTAAACTGCACGCCCAAGCCCACCAGTAAACCGTCACGTTCCGCTTGGAGTTTGTCAATGCTTTCCTGTTCGTACAAATCAAAGGTCGGCAATGTTTCTACACTGAAATTCAGCTCGCAAATCCATGCCAATAATTGATTGAATACGCCTTCCACAAGGCTTGCGTCGTCATCGCGAATGT